AAACCACCAAAAGGTAAAGTAAAATTTATTCCTTGCGATGAATTCAGTCAAACATATAATTGGCAAAAAACAAATAAACACGGAAAACTAAAAGCAAAAAAATAAAACAATATGGAAAAAAATATATATCATAAGATATTTGCATTAAGAAATGAAATAGGAGCAATTAGTAAAGATGCTGACAATCCTTTTTATAGGTCAAAATACTTTGACATTAATAAATTGATAAATCAATTAAATCCTTTATTACAAAAACATAAGTTATGTTTAATACAGCCTATAATAGAAGGTTATGTTAAGAGCGTTATTGTAGATTTAGATGGAGGTTCAATAGAATCATCGTTAAAATTAACTGAAGGATTAGATGCACAAAAAAAAGGTTCAGAAATTACTTATTATCGTAGATATACATTAACTTCGTTGTTAGGGTTACAAGCTGAAGATGATGATGGTAATAGTGCAAAACAAAATAAAGATTGGCTTGTAAAAAAGAAGGATATAACGAATTGCGAAAACGCTATATTATCTGGAAAATTTACAATAAGCGACATAAAGTCTAAATGGAATATGACAAAAGAAATAGAAAATAAATTAATAAACTTAAATAAATAACAATGGCATCATTAATCAATTTAAACATCAACGTAGAAAATCTACCTAAAGAAAAATTTGTAAAAGGAAAGAAAGGAGTTTACTATAACTTTACAATAAGTGTAAACGATGACACTAATCAATTCGGTCAAAACGTATCAGCCTTTGATTCACAAACAAAAGAAGAAAGAGAAGCTAAAAAGCCAAAGCAATACATCGGAAATGGCAAAGTAGTATGGACTGATGGCAAGTCCACGAAAGCACAGCAAGAAGCTCAACCACAAGACAACGACAACAATGTAGATTTACCATTTTAATATTTGGGAGGGTGTAAAAGCCCTCCTTTTTTTATGACCGAAGAACAGAAAATGTTTATGCAACTCTTGGAAGATGAGTGTGTAATAAATACAAATGACATAGTAGAATATCCACCAGTAGCAATATCTATGGGAGAAACAACTATACAAACACTAAAAGGTTCAAAGACCTTACCAATACCTTTAGGTACTTATGGTAACTTTAGTTTTGTACAAGCACCCCCTAAAACTAAAAAGACTTTCTTTATTAGTTTATTAGCTTCTGTATATTTAGGAAACAAAAACAAATTCGGTGGAGAGTTAAGAGGACACAGAAACAATAAATGCCTTATACACTTCGATACAGAACAAGGGAAGTTTCACGCTCAAAGAGTATTCCGTAGAGTTGTAGATATGAACCAAGAACAAGATTTAGGTTGCTATCACACTTTTGGTTTAAGAACAGTAGGATTTAAACATAGAGTAGAATTTATAGAATACTATTTAAAAGAAAAAATAGAAGAAGGCAAAGTAGGATTAGTAGTTATAGATGGAATAGCTGATTTAGTAGCAGATGTAAATAATTTAGAACAAAGCAACCACATCGCACAAAAACTAATGGAATGGTCGCAAAAGTTTAATTGTCATATTATTACAGTAATACATAGTAATTTTGGAACAGATAAACCAACTGGACATTTAGGAAGTTTTTTAGAAAAGAAAACAGAAACACAAATACAATTAGAAACAAACACAGTAAACAAGGATTGGATAACAGTTAAATGTAAACGGAGCAGAGGTTATGCATTTGAAACATTTAGCTTTAAAGTTAATGACATAGGTCTACCAGAGATAGTTGGAGATTTATATAATCCCTTAAAAGGTGTAAGTTTTTAGTATGACAGAATTTTTAGTAGCATTAGGAAAAAATCATAAAGAGTGGGTACAAATAGCAAAAAATCTAGGAGCAAAGGATTATGCAGAAGACATAGTACAAGAAAGCTATTTAAAAATTATTAAATATGCAGACAACAAAAATGTATATAGCAATGGTAAATATTCTAAAGCTTATATGTATTTCACAATTAGAAGTGTATTTATAAATTATATTAAATTAAAAAACAAAGTGCATAAAATACAAATAGAAGAATTTTATAAAGACAAAGACTTTAACGAGATTCCAGAAAAAGATATGCATAAGTTTACAGCTACTGATGAAATAAAAAAAGAAGAAGCGTTTTGGAGATTATGTGAGAAGATGGACAATGAGTTAGATAAGTGGCATTGGTACGATAAAAGTATTTATGAATTATATAGAGATACAGATTTAAGCATTAGAGGTTTATCAACTGAAACTAAAATAAGTCCAGTAAATATATTTCATACACTAAAGAAAGGCAAAGATAAAATAAGAGATAAGTTTAGTGAAGACTACGAAGATTTTAAAAACGAAGATTATAATTTAATATGAAACCACCAAAAGACAAACGTACTAAAGAGTACAAAGAATGGAAAGCAAATTACGACAAACAATCAAAAGGGTTAGGAGATACCATCGCCAAGATTACTAAAGCTACTGGAATAGATAAAGCTGTTAAGTTTATAGCTGGAGAAGATTGTGGTTGTGATGAAAGACAAATAGCTCTTAACAAAGCTTTTAGATATAAAAGACCGAAGTGTTTATTAGAAGACGAATATGTTTATTTAAGAGAATGGTTTGCACTAAATAGAACTAGAGTAAACCCATCAGAACAAAAGCAATTATTAAAAATATACAACAGAGTATTTAATGATAAAAAAGTAATGACATCTTGTGGGAGTTGTATAAGAACTATAACTAACGAATTAAACTCTTTATATAAAACTTATGGAAATTAGACCACGCATTAACGGAAACAAAAAAGTAGCTTACGAGAACATAACCAAGAAAGAAACAAGAGTACTTGTCATAGGAGACTTACACGAGCCATTTTGTTTAGATGGTTATTTAGAACATTGCCAAGAAACCTATGCAAAGTACAATTGTAATAGAGTTGTATTTATAGGAGATGTCATAGATAATCACTACAGTAGTTACCACGAATCAGATGCAGATGGTCTTGGAGGAGGTCAAGAATTAGAATTAGCAATAAGTAAAATAGCTAACTGGTACAATGCATTTCCTAAAGCACACGTAACAATAGGTAATCACGATAGACTTATAATGCGTAAAGCACAAACAAGTGCAGTACCAAAGAAATGGATAAAGGCTTACAAAGATGTACTAGAAGTACCACAATGGAAGTTTGTTGATAGAGTTGTAATTGATGGTGTACAATATATACACGGAGAAGCTGGAACTGCAAGAACTAAATGTAGAGCTGATATGCAAAGTACTATTCAAGGACACTTACATACACAATGTTATACAGAATGGTATGTAGGTCAGAACTTTAAAGTCTTTGGTAGTCAAGTAGGTTGTGGGATAGATGCAACTGCTTATGCTATGGCATACGCTAAAAGAGGAAAGAAACCAGCTATTGCTTGTGCAGTAGTGTTAGGAGGACATACAGTAATAAACGAACTAATGGAATTATGAAAAATAAAAAATACACAACAAAAGAAAGATTTAAGATTCTGGAATCAACAGTAGCTACTTTGTATGTAGCAATAGAAAAGCAATCAAAAAAAATAGATGTGATAGATAAATTTCTAACTAAAGCGACTAAAGATTATAAAGATGAATGAAAAACTTACATTAGAATATATTAATAATGAATATAACTTAAATGCTTATTTAGTAAAAGATGAGTTTAGTTCTTATGATGCAGAATGTAAGGATTATATAATAGAAATCAAAAACAGAAGAAAGTACTATAAAGACAAATTAATAGAAGCTAATAAGTTATTTGCAAATTATAATAAAGCACAAATAAAAAACAAAGATTTCTTATATTTAGTTACAGATGACAAAGGAGTTTATGTTTTTAATATAAGCAAAAATATAAAAGAAATAATCAACAAAAAATTAGTACCTATATCTTGTGAAGCAACAACAAAGTTTAAGAACGATAAAATTATTACAAAATACTCTTATATTTTAGAAGAAAAATTATGTAAAAAGATATAATTTATAAACAAAATTGTTTATATTTGCACAAAACGAAACAAAATGAAAAAAGAAATAACAGTAGAATATGATAACATAGCATTAGTTGTTGTAGGAGAATATCAAAAAGGTCAAGATGGTAGTTATATGTATCCAGATTTTAGTAGTGATTTTAATTGTTTTAAAGTGCTATGTGGAGGACAAGACATTATAGACATACTAGAACAAGAAGTAATTGATGAGTTAGAACAACAAGCCATAGAAATAATAGAAGAAAAATGGTAGTTTTATTTGATGCAGACAGTTTAGTTTATTCTTCTTGCTGTGGTGTTGATGACATACTAGATGAAGCTATAGGAAAGTTTGATGAGATATTTATGTCAATTGTAAATAGACTAGAAGAAACTTACCAAATAGAAAGAGTAATTACTTTTAACAATAGCAAAGGTAATTTTAGAAAACTACTAGACCCAAACTACAAAGCAAACAGAAAGAAACAAGAACATCCTAAATTACTATATGAGATGCACGAACATATAGCAGAGATATATAGCACAAAGAGTTCTTATGGTGTAGAGACAGATGATTTAGTAGCAACGTATTGGAAAACACTTACAGACGAATTAGGACACAACAACGTAATAATAGTATCACTTGATAAGGATTATATGCAACTACCAGCATTGATTTACAACTACCATTATAATCATCAATGTATTTATGATATAACACATCAACAAGCATTATATAACTTTTACGAGCAAATGATAATTGGAGATAGTGCAGACAATGTAAACTACTGCAAAGGGTATGGTAAGGCATATGCAATAAAACTTTTCAAAGATTGCAAGACACATTATCAATTTACAAAAAAGACATACGAACTATTTAAAACAATATATAAATCAAAAGCAAAGTTAAAATACATACAATGTTATAACCTTTTAAAGTTAAGAACACAATGAGACAGTTTAAACCTTTAAAAAAAGATAAGCCTAACAAAAAACAAAAGGCAGCAAGAAGAAAGCAAAAGGAAAGGTTTATAGAAGAACAAAGAAAACCTAATATAAAAAGAAATGGAGTCTTGATAAAAAAAGATAATAATGAATTATAGAAAATTATACGAAGAACATCACGATTTAAAAATACCAAAAAATTGGGATATACATCATATAGATGCTGATAGAGAAAACAATAAAATTAATAATTTAATAATGTTGCCATCTAAATTACATCAAGCATTACATAATCATATTGGTTTATTACCGAAAAACCAACTTAAACTATTAAGGCGATGGTATAAAAAAAAAGGAATTTACTATACTGCTTATTATTTAGGAAAAGAAATAAGAGAAGTAGTTAGCCGTATGAGAGTACCAAAAAGATTACAAAAAAGAAATAAAATATATATAGAAAATAAAAGAAAAAAATATATAGATTACGCTAAAAAAAATAATATAAAAACTGATAAATTAATAGATAGTTTATATGAAAATAATGGATTTGTAGAAAATTATACTTGTAATTGGATGCCAGATGACAATAAAATAAATTATAAATTAGCATTGAATGAAATTAAATTAAAAGACATTAGAGAGAATATAATAGAAAACATAGAGGAAGAAAGAAAACCCAGAGTAAAAAGGAATGGAGTATTAATAAAAGACAAAAACAATGAGAGCAACTCAACCGCACTATGAAAACGGAAAAGGATATGATGTTATAGATTTCATCAAAGACTACAACTTAAACTTCAATAGAGGAAACATAATAAAGTACATAAGCAGAGCAGACAAGAAGAATCACGAACTAATGGATTTACTAAAAGCTAAAGACTATCTTGAAAGAGAGATT